GTTGACTTATACGCAGTCTACCAAACGCATCAACTGTATGGTCAGCAAATGCAACATCATTACCAGTAGTGCCAAATATTACCTTACTTGGATATGAAGTGATGGACATCTAAACTACTTTTCTATGTTGCGGTTTGCGAAGTGCCATTACTTGTTCCAATTAAGCACGTCGCGGTGCTTCTTCCAGAACCAATTGCCTACACGAGTAAAAGGCTTGCCAGTATTTAGCAAACCCAATGCAAGATACCTAACCATACAAGCTTGCATGTCTTGTTTGGACGGTAAAATCGTAGTCATCTTCGATATCGCTAAGTGCATTAATCTTTTGGTCTGCGTCAACCCATTCTGCCAAAGCAGCATCAAGCCGTTCGAGATTGTCTGTACAATGTTTAAAAGTGTATTCCGCATTCTTCTTTTGTGCCTCGTATCTGTGCCGTAAGGCGTCTATAGCAAGAGTTCTCATGTATTCTCCTCTAAAGCTATTATAGATAACTAGCAGGAGAAAGTCAAGTAATTACATCAAGGATGCGCTTGCTGATACCATAACGCCAACTATCAAAGCTATTGCAGCCAGTATAACTCCACCTACCACAAGAAACATCTTAACTGATTCCATAAACTCGTTATGTTCTTGTATGGCTTGCCGACGTGCTTTTAGGGCTGCTTCTTTTGCTTCTTGGATTCGTCTGGCTCGTTCATCAACGATACCCTTCCAAGTTCCCGGCCCAAACCGCATGTCAATCATCATAGATACCTCTTGCATCTTTTCTTGTGCAAGCTTGGCATCAATTGTCTCTTGGGCAACCGATTGAACTCCGAACTGGTCGGTTAGACCGCTGCCTGATTTCTTGCTTCGTTGCTTTTGTATTTCTTTTTCGCCACGAAACAAATCGTCAATTTGACCCGCAATCTGTCCGATATCTTGTACGGTAGAAATATTGGACTTGATAAAGTCTACACTTTGTTTTACCAAAGCAATCCCGGCAAGGGTTTCGGCAATCATGGTTGGTTCCTTACTTTGGTTGGGGTCGGCAAATTGCGGTTATATTTAGTCTTCTACCATCTCCTGTTGGAACAGACTGCTGTCGAGATAACTTTTCTGCGAAGTACAAGCATCTGTCCATGTCTACAAACTTTTGGGTGTTGTCTATAACATTTGCACCTAGATATACGTAAAGAACAAAAACTATCATGTAAACATAGTTTAAAACTCGCCTGTTCTCATAGCCTCTGAAAGCTTAACAGACCTAGATTTTACCTGCTTTGCCCATCTTGAATCCATCATTTCCATTCCGGCTATGTCAAACCGTTCTTCGTGGATAGCATTCCACATCTTCACGAACTTACATAGGCGAGGGACACCCATGTTAAAAGCCATGTCCATAAGGATTAGCTGGCGAACAGAGTCGAGGTTTTCTACGCACGGATGAACCCGACACAATTCGTTTTCTACGATTCGGATATCGTTGAGGGCAAGATACCGTGCGTCAGCTTCTGTTATACCATGTTCGTAAACAACCGCCATGCTAGGGATATCCATGTATTCTAGTTCTTCTTTGGTGATGCCTCTGTCTTTGAGGTTACGACCAATGCCGATGGTTTCAATACCCAAACTGTCTTCATAGACAGTCAAGACCATACCTTCGTGTTCGATAAGTTTATCTAGGAAATGTGAAGTATTGTATTTCATTTGTTTTTTCCAAAGTTTGCAACGAGAGTGTCTACACGTACTCTAGGTTTACTTCTGTCCATAAACTCTTCGTATACACTGGCAGTAACATGCTCTATAACCTTCTCTAAGGGCCACGTACTAACGTACGCCTTAACAGCAGACATGATTTCTGACTCTGTGTATGTTTTTACTTTAGGATAACCTTCAGTATTTTCCATCTTAAACATAGACATTTAAGTTTGCACTCCGTTAACTAAAACACATTCGTATTTAACTGTATTCCAATGTCCGTCTTGTGGTAATTCTTCGTGAAGTATTTTAAATTCGATGCACTGCTGTTTTTCTTCAAACCACTGTATACTTTGTTCTGCACAGGTAGCTTGCATACATGCTGTAAGTAATAAAGACCATATCATCTAGTTTTACCTCGACTGATTATCTGCTCTATAGTTCTACCGCAGCCAGTACAATACTTTCCTGCAGAATCTAATGTGCATATACCGACACACGGACTTTTAACTCTTATTGTCGCCTTTGTGTTCATGGCCCATCCAAATCCCAAATACACCCGTCATTACACCCATTACTACACTGACGAAAGCACTCTGGGCAGCGGTCGGAGTGTCTAACTCCATGAACCACTCAGCACATCGCCAAGACATAACAGTGCTAGCTAACATCATACAACGAGGCAAAACCTTCCATTTAAGGAACTGCTCTACCGTAATCATTTTTTACCGAAGAACTTTGTTGCTGCTCGTGTTCCGAAACTTGCACTTACAATAACACCCAGAGTATACCGATAGTATTCGGGCATAGTTTCTAAAGCTGTAAAACCATCTGTAACAATCTGCCGACCCCACTCACCGCAGAAGGCTAAAATCAAGGGCACTGAAAACAAAATTGTAAGCCACTCGTCTTTCCAGCTAGACGCAGAGGCATCTGCCATCTTCAAGTCCCAGTCGATTTCACCGGTAGCTTTCTTTTCCATGATGACAGCTTCAGCTTTTGCTTTGGCTACCTTCGCACCGGTTTCGGCTTTAGTCTTTTCGACCTTACCTTCTAGCCACGTTCCGGCTAGGTTTGAGATTGGTCCGATTAGGGCTGCTAACATTTCCATCTCTTTCTTGCTTGACGCAAACGACTGTTCGGATCTTTTGCTGCTGCAGGAAATTTCTTCATCTGCCCAGCAGACCGCGCACAATAGGACTTGCGACGCTTAGCTGCAGCACTTCCCGGCTTTACCTTTCCGGTAACAGCAGTCTTCAGCTTACTGCCGGGATTTGCTTTACGATATGCTTTTACACCAGCCGCTGTCATACCTGCCCCAGACTTCGTAGGACGGAAGTTCTTTTTATTACGGGCTGGCATGTTGTCAGGTTTTCTAGGCTTTCTTGGTGGCACTAGTTTTCTTCCTTTTCTTACCTGAAGCTGTAACAGACCACTTTACTTTGCTTGGTCCTGTCTTCTTAGCCGCTTCTTTCTTAGTTATACGGCTTGCGACTTTAGCAGGTCTACAGGCTGGGTACGGACGTTTCTTTTTCTCTGAACCAGAACGACCGCACTTCTTGCCGGTCTTTACGTCTCGCCAGTCTTCCTTGAACCATTTAGTTAAGCCGCCTTTTGGTTTAGCCATTAGGCATACGTCCCGCCACGCCTCTTGTATGTCTTGACCAACCAAGCATTTGCGTATGCGCTTGGGTAAACGTCAAACTTACGTTTAGCTTCGGCTTTTACTTTTGCATATAGAGCTTTGTTCTTAGGTGTAGGACTTTTTGACTTTTTAGCTGCCATAGTGTATTTATCCCCGGCAAAGGTTATTGCTTATAACATAAATTAAAATAGGTGTCAAGGGGGCAAGTTGCCCTGCCCCCCGACGGTAGATTATGAGAAGGTAACTGTCTGTGCAGTTTCTACACCGCCAGTACAATCAGCAAAAATTGCCCATACACGAACAACGGCGTTAATTGCGCCAGTTGCGACAGTTAGGTCAATTGTGTCTGCAGCAGAGTACATCTTAGGTGCAGTCGAGGCAAAGATAGGAGTTTCCTGACCAGCCGCTGCAGGAGTCGAAGCAGCAACAAAGCGGTCAGCATCCGTAGCGTCACCAAGAGCAAGAGTACCAGAGTTGCCAGCAGAGTCTGCTGTTACAACATTGATACCTGCAGCCAAGACGACTGTGTTCGCAGGAACACTGATTACTTCAAACACGTCAGCAGCAGCGTTAGTCGTTGAGCTAAAATCAACAACTTCTGCAACTACACGTACGTTTGGTCCGCTTGCTGGGAAGCCGGTAGTTCCGACACCAGTAATAGAGTAAGTAGCCATTATCTAGTTCTCCCTTTAAGCAACAGTATCTACAACACCGCGAACGAGTGCTTCTGGGCGAAGGACTTTACGTCCAAACACATGAAGACCACGAACGATGTCGGAGAAGGTTTCAGTTGACCGAACTACTTCGGTTTTTGCAATGTGAGATGCAG